CGCGACGGTGTCTTCGCGCATGACGCGCCCGTCTTCTTCGGCCGACGCGCCGAAGGCGTCGAGCGCCGCCGCGCCCTGGCGGAAGAGCGGGTCGAGCGTCTGAGCGCCGCGCCCCAGGAGATCGGTCTCGTATCGCGTCCGCTCGGCAATGTCGGGGATGCCCGCCATGGCGTTAGCGAACTCGCTCATGACTTCGCTCGTCGGCCGGATATTGCCTTGGGCGTCAAGGAAGGAGATGTTCAATTCCTTGAACGACTCTTGCAACGCCTTGTTGCCCGACGCCGCCTCGCCGATGCTCCGCGTCAGCTTCTCGAAGCCGCCGCGCAACGTCTCTTGATTGACGTTCGCGCCCGCCGCCGCCGCCATTAGCTCTTGATATTGCGTCGTCGTAATGCCGAGTTCGGTCGACATATTGCCGATTTGAACGGCGGCGTCGGCGACGCCTTTGACGAAGCTCGCGAAGCGGTCGACGCTGATCGCCGCCCCGAAGCCGGCGAGCGCCGTCTCTGCGGTCTTGGTAACTTCCGCGAAGGCGTCGAAATGCGTCTTCGCCTGATCGCCGAAGGTCTTGATCGATTGATTGACCTTCTCGATTCCGCTGGTGAATTGCGCGAAGTCCGCCTTGACGTCGATAGTGATACCGCCCGCCTTGGTATCGGCCATTATGCGACTCCCGCCTTACGCTTGAAGAAAAGCGTCATGCGATCCGAGAGCGCGCGGCGCTCGCTCTCGCTCAATTCGACGGCCGGCGGCGGCGGCGGCGGGCGGAAGTAGGGGACGAGATCGGTCGTCTCGACGTTCGCGTCGCGGCCGGCTTGCTGGCGCATCATCATGGCTTGTTGCAGGACGAGCCGCCCCTCGCCGAACGGCTCCAATTGATCGTAGGCGATCCATTCGACTAGCTCGGCGGCGTCGAGCCGGTTCGTCAGTTCGCGGACCGTGCAACCGAGAAGCGCCGCCAGCCGGAAATAGAACCGCCGGCCGGGACGCTTCAGGAGTTTTTTCTTGCATCCTCGACTTGCTCCGGCTCTGCCTTGTTGAAGGCATTGAGCGCTTGCGCTTCGGCGTAAAGCTGATTGATCGCCGCCGGGCATTTCTCGCCGAGAAGCGCGATCTCGTCGTCGCCGAAGAGCCGCGCGCCGGTCTCGTCGCAAACGCAATGGACGAGAAGGCGCGCCCGGAAGTTCTCCGGATCAGGCTCAAGCGAGTCGGGCGACTTGCGCGACAGGAGAAAGAAGCGGTCGCGCTCGCCGGCCGACATGGTCCGGAGCCATACGGAGGCCCCGTCCCATGCGTCGACCTTCACTTCGCGGAGCGGGAGATCGCGAACGGCGAGGATTTGCTCGCGGGTCCAAGCCATGATCAGGCGGCTTCCGCGAGCGCGGTCGTCCCGTCCGTCCAATCGACGATTCCGGTGATCTCCATCCCGATTGACGCTTCGACCTTGGAATCCGCCTTGCCGCTGATCTTGTATTCCATGACGTAGGCATCGAACTCCGCGAGGCCGCCGTCGACGAGCGTAACCTTGAAATGCATGATCGACTGCGCGATCCGCGCCGCCGCCAAGGCCGCCTGTCCCGGATCGGTCGAGACGTAATTGACGGTCAGCGTGAATTGCCCTTCGTCCGGCAAGCCGGGGAGCTTCTCCTTCGCGACCGACGCGAGGTTCGTCGTATCGATGATTTGCGCCTTGCCGCCGGGACCGTCGAAGCTGATCACTTCGCCGATGGTCGTAAAGGTGACGGGCGGCGTCGCCGCCGTCGCGGCGATGATCGTCCCCTGGGTCCTGATCGCTTTGCTAGCCATGGTCTTCTTTTCCTTTCGGTTACGGGGTCGAATAGAAGGCTTTGACGTCGGCGCGCAGCGTCGCCTTGTCGGTCGGCGAGAGCGTCCCCTTGTAGGCGAAGGCTTCGAGAAGCCCGCCCGCGAAGCTCGCCGCGCCGGACGCCAGCAGCGACGAGTTGCCGATCTCTAGCGGTCCGGTGTCGAGGACCGCCGCGCCGGAAATGCCGTTCTGAAAGGCGAGCGGCGCGAAGACGCCGTCGACCGTGATCGACGGGACGTTCGACGCGACGCTCGAATCGAATTCGAGTTCGATGATGTGACGGCCGGCGAGCGCGAGCGGCGCGGTGCCGAAGACGCCGTTCCCCCCGGTTCCGTCCTGGATAAGCCAGACGCTCGGCGTCGCATCGCCGCCGCCGCGATACAGATAGACCGTCCAACTCCCCTTCGTCGCTATGCCCGCCGGCTCGTCGGCGGCGAGCGCGGCAGTATCGACGGCGGCGAGAAGATAGCCGCCGGCCGCGAAGAGCCCGGAAAGGTTCGCGTTGTCGGGCGCGTTCAAGGCTTGCGGACCATGCGGCGCGAAGCGGGTCTCGTAGGCGCCGGCGACCTTCGGGAAGCTCGGTTGATTGGCGGTCGTAAGCTGCCATGCGGTCCCGAGCGTATGGTCGGACTGATCGCCCCAGCCGACGACGAAGCCGGCTTCGGCGCCGAGCCATGCGTCGGCGGCGGCGGCGTCGTAACTTCCATCGCTCGCGAAGCCGACGCCGAGCGTCGTCGAGTTCGGATCGCTCGCGCGGCGGATTTGGTTCGCCGCGCCGCCGTAGGCGTTGCGGAGCTTGCGCGTCGAATAGCCGAAGATCGCGCCGGGGACTTTGTCGAGCGGTCCGGCATAGATCGGCGGCGTCGGACCGATATCGCTTCCGTCTTCGTCGTACCAGAAGCGGAAATCGAAGGAGACGCGGCGCGTATGGTCTTGCGCCTCGAAAATGTCGCGCTCGGCTTCTATGGTCGTCTCCTGAATCCGGAGCGCGCCCATCATCCCGCGAAAGCCGTGCAAGGCTTGCCGGACGGCGATCCCGAGCGACTTCGCGATCCGGTAGCTTCCCTGATACTCCGGCGCGTCCGACCAGCAGTCGATTTGCAGGAGCCCGCCCGTCAGCTTGTCCGGACCATAGATCGTGTAATTCCGGTCGGCGGTGATGCGCGAGAAGGTGACGAACGGCGAGGCCGTGTTCTGCGGCGCGGGCGCGGGGAAAATCCGCTCGCCGACGATATCGGTCACGGCCGGAATCGCGAGCAGGAAGGCCCGGACCTGCAATTCGAGATCGTAAGAGAGATCGACGGCCATTATTGCGACGCCTTTACTGCCGCGTCGATTTGACCGCCAAGCTCGTCGCGGAATTTATCGATTGAGGCGTTGCCCTTCGCGTCGATTGCCGGCCGCATGAAGGGATGCGGCGCGGCGGTCTTCGTCCCCATCTCGACGAGCCGGCCGTACCAAGCCGCCTGCGCGAAGCCGATGATGTAATGAACGCGGCTGTCGCCGCGCTTCGAGACCTTGCGCCGAATGACGCGCTTGCGGAGGTTGCCGGGGAAGCGAAGCTTCGGCTTGCCCGCCGTTATCCGCTTGCCCGGCCCGGTGCCGGCGGGGACTTCGCGGATCGGCGCCCGCGCCTTCACTTCGTCCTGAATCACTTTCGCCGCCGCGCTAACGGAGCGATTGCCGGCGCGCTCCTGCAACTTGGCGGGGAGCTTCGAGAGCGTCGCCTGTAGCTCCTTCAAGCCGCTGACGTTGACGGTCACGGTCATGCTTGCCGCGCCCGCGCCAGTATCTGGACGCCTTCGCGGTAGCCAATCTGCGCGATGCTTTGGATATCGTATGTCTGTCCGTCATAGACGACGATCCACGTCGCGCCGATATCGGTCCGGTACGGCGCCATGATGATCGCGTCTATCGCGGCTTGCGTCTGGCGGCTCGCCGTGTATTCCCGCGTCGTCGCCGGCTTCACGTCGGCCCATGCCTTGGCGACGAAGCTATAGGTTCCGAGCGGCTGGCCATATTCGTCTTTGACCGGCTCGCCGTCCGGCCCTACGTCCGGCCGGTAGTAGCTGATCAGGTTGTTCCGCTCGCCCGCGCCCGGCATTTGCTTCGAGGTCATGCGATAACCTCAAGCCGGAAGGGATCGAGAAGCTCGGTCACGCCGACGCCGGGGATCATCGTCAAGGTGAAGGGTTGCGCGGATTCCCGGTTCATGAACCACGTTCCGATCATGAGAAGCATCGCTTGAACGAGCTCGTCGGGGACGTCGGCGGCGGTCTCCCAGCCGGCGGTAAACTCGACGACGGGACCGCTCGCGCCGACGAGCAAGCCGGGAAGCCGCTCGTCGAGAACGACGCTGTAGCTGGCGGGATCGGCGACGGTCCCGTCGTCGGCCGTGACCTTGTCGACGGACTGCAACGGCGCCTTGGGGAGCATGTAAGGCGAGACCATGGTCTCGGCGACGAGCCGCCATTTCTGAGTCAGGACGGCGAGATCGCAATAGCGTTGAACCTCGCCGACCGCCGACCGGATCATCCGCTCGATCATGGCTTGTTGCGCGACGGCTTCGGCGCTCGCCGGGTCGCCGAGCCGCAGATGATCGCAAGCTTGCTCGAAGCTGATCGGTTGTTCGGTCGGCTTCTCGATCAGCGTCAAGCGGTAGCTCGACGGCGCCGGCCGGCCCCATCGCCCGCTTCGGCCCCAATAGTCCCAAGCGGTCATGACGGCGCCCCCGCGCCGCGCTTGCCGCGCTCGCCGGCTTTGGCGACGAGTTGCCAGTCGGCCGAAGGCGGCTCGCTCGTCGTCGAGCGGACGGCGCGCCATGTCGACCGGTTCCATGCGACTTCGTCGCCGGCTTCGTAAGCGGTCCCGGCTTCGAACGTCCCGCGATGCAGGGGGAGCGGAAGGCGGACTTCGAGATTGATCGTCGAGCCGCCCGCCAGCCGATGCGCCAGCGTCAGCAAGCGCGGGTCGTTCTCGTCCACGAAGCCGGAGATATCGGCGAGGCCGTTCGCGATCAGCCGCCAGTCCGTCCCCTCGCCCGGCTCCTGATCGGTGTTATTGAGCGCTTGCCAGAGACCGCCGCGATGCGTGACGAGCGTATTGCCCCAATAGACCAGCCCTTGGACGAAGTTATGGATCATGCCGATTTGCGCGACTTGCGTCGCCTTCTCCGCGAGCTTGCCGCGAATCTCGGCTTCGAACTTGTCCAAGCGCTCGCGCATCTCCTGGCGAATCTCCTTCCGCATTTCGAGAAGCATCGGCTCGACCGCGTCGAAGAAGTCCCGCGCGACGTCGTTCGCCGTCGTCATGCTGCCCATCGCGCTAACCTCCGGCGCGCTTCGGCCGCGAGCGCGCTCTTCACTTCGTCAGGAGAAGGAGTCCCCGGCGGCGGCGCGACGCCCGGCGGGAGCGAGACGTGACCGAGCATCGTCAGGGGGATCATCTGTTGCTGCATGAAGACCTGATCCCCGCCTTCGACGGGATTGAAATAGAAGGCGGCGGCGCGCCCTTCGTTCGGCGTCGCGAGTCCGCCTTGAACCGCCTTGGCCCAGGACGTCGTCCGGATATCGAGATCGGTCTTGAAAAGCTCGTCCGTGTCGAACTCGACGAACTCCTTCGTCGTATCGAGTTCGAAGAAGGCGTTGATCCGGGCTTGCAGGGATTCGAAATGCGCGCCGAGGCAAAGCGAGTAGTAAACCCGCATGAGGCTTTCCACGCCGCGCGCCGCGAGCGTCGAGATATCGCCGATCAGGGGTCCGGGAAGCTGGAAGACGCGGGCGACGTCGTCGGTCGTATATTTCAGTTGCTCGATCATTTGGGAATCGACGGCGGTCAAGACGACTTGCTTATATTCGAGCCCTTGCTCCAGAACGGCGGTCTTCCCGGCGTTCGACGATCCGGCGTAATTGTCGCGCCAGCGTTTGCCGATCTCTTCCGCCTTCTGGCGGTCGAGCTTGTTCGCGGTCGTCAGATAGCCGGAGGGTCGCGCGGCATTGCCGAAGAAGCTCGCGCCGTAGTTCTGGATATTGGTCCCGGTCGAGATCGAGGCGGCGGCGGCGACGAGCGGCGACATTCCGAGAATGCCGCTTCCGTAAGTCAGCATCCGGTGATGCAGGATGTAGCGCGCCGGGACCATTTCGGAGACCTGGATATCCGCAAGCTGATCGACGGCGAGCCGATAGAAGACTTCGCTCCGATACACGTAGGGAATGCATTTGTCGGACGCGAGCGGATACATCTCGACGACCTGATTCCGGCCGTTCAAGGTCGAATAGATATAGCCGTTGCCCCGGTATAGCTGAGACGCGACGAGCGCCTTGATCACGTCGAACTGCGTTTGATGCGGGTTCGGCTTCCGCCAGACTTGGACGATTTGCGAATTGACGATCTCGTCCCGCCCGCCGTCCGCCCGGCGCTTCCAATGGCGCAGCGGAATCTTCGCGATATCCGACGAGATGCGATCAATGGCGGCGAAGACCGCCGAATTCGAGAGCGCGAAGTTATAGCCCGGCGGCGCCGATCCGAGTTGAAAGGCGTTGTCCGGCCATACCATCGTCATGTAGGACGACGCGCCGGGGATCGGGAGCGGCTCGCGAATGCGGAGCGCGCGGAGCAAGCTCCCCGGAAGCTGGGAAAGCTTCATTTGCTGCGCGTCTTATAGCCGCGTTGCCGGTTCGGCTCGCCTTCCATGGCACGGTCGCGCGCGACGGGCGACGGCTCCGGCGTCTCGCGGCGAAGCGCGCGGCGGGCGACGAGCCGCTCGATCTCGCGCGCTTCGGCGTCGCTCGGCTGATCGGCGACGTCGATATAGTCGTTTTGCTTGTGAACTTCGCCGCAGAATTCGAGCGGTTGCATAGCGAGATAGCGAGGCATGACGGCCCTTTCATGAGAGAGCGGAGAGCGGCCGGGCGAAGCCGCTCTCCGTCCGGGGTTCAGACTTTCGAGACCGCCCAGGTAACGGCTTCGTCGCGGCGGCGCGCCCAGGTATGCGACATGCGAATCCGCATGAAGGTCATGTCATTCTGAAACGCCGAGTAGTACGGCGCGGCCGGCGGCGTCGCCGGAGCGCTATCGGACTGAATCGACGCTTCCTGCGAGGCGTCGATAACCGGTCCCATGTCTTCGGCGAAGAGAAGCTCGGCGCAGTCGATCAACGCGTAAGGCGCATCGCCCGCCGTCCCGCCGAAGGAGAGCGAAAGGCTCGTCGACGTGATCACGGGATAGCCGAGCAAGAGCCCCTGATCGAGTTCCGCCTTGAAGCCGAAGAACTCGCCGGGGACCGTCCGCAGCAATTGCAGATAGAGCTTCGTCCGGGGATGCATGATCCAAGCCGGCGCGATCATGCGGACGTTCGCATTGATGAGCGCGCCGACCATGGCGCGGAGCGCGTCGGTGACTTCCGACACGGTCGCCGCGAGGCCGATATCGCCCGCGACGTTATGCGCGACGCCGAGAAGGATTCCGGCGGGATTGTTGCCCGCCGCCGTCGCCGAGAAGAAGAACCCGTCGATGGTCGCCGCCGTCCCCTCGATCATGTCGTTTTGGACGAGTTGCTCGCTCGACGGGTCGGACCGGCGAAGGAATTCATTCGTCTGCGGGACGATCACGGCGAGCTTCGACGGCGTCAGGTTCAGTTGCCCGAACGTCAGCCGGTTGACCGGGATCGACTGGCCCTCGCCGATGTAACCGCCGACGACGCCGCCGGTTTGCTTCGGGATTCGGATCGATCCGTTATTCAGGAATTCGAGATGCCGGACGTTCGGCAAGCGCGGCAGGATGAGCGCCGGCCGGAGCATGTCGATAAATTCCGACTGCATTTGCAGGATCGTGACGAGAGCGCCGCCGCCGCCGGCCCCGACCGCTTCCGTCGAGTTGATCGGCGCCACGGCGGCGCGATGGACGAGCGCGGCGAAAGACTTGTCGCCCCATCGGGATTCGGCATAGGAAGCCGCATTCCAGACGCCCGCGACGGAGATCGCAATCGCCATGCGGGTAAAGCCGGCGCCGCGATAGGCGTCCATGACGGGATTGCCGTATTTGCGCCGGCCCTTGTCGTCGACCGTGGCGACGATCTCGACCGGGACTTCGCGATCTTCGCGGCCGGGTTCGACGCGGACGGCGCGGAGAGAGAGCGCGCGCTCGTCGGCTTCGAGCCGGTCAAGCTCGGCGTCGATCCGCGCCAGTTCGACGCGGAGCGCCTCGCGGGTCGCCGTCTCTTCGGCGCTCAAGTCGCGATCTTCGTCGAGCGCCTTCGAGATCAGGGTCTCGTAATTGGCGACCGTATCGCCCCGCGTCTTGCGGAGAGCAACGATCTTTGCGGAGAGCTTCGACATTTCGGGTCTTCCCTAGCTGGCGTGACCGTGTCGCCGGTCAAAATCGCGGGAGCGGAGACGGAGCAACTCGATATCCGCCTGTAGCGCGCGCCGACGCGAAGCCGATAAGCCGGACGCGGCCGGCTTCCTGTCGGGAGAAAGGAGATTGCGGAGCCGCTCTTCGCTCAAGCCGAGCGCGCGCGCTTCCAGTTGAACTTGCACGGCGTCTTGATTCGCCGGGACGGTGACGAGCGATAGCTCGACGAGCTTGTTCTTCCGATAGACATAGCCGAGCCATGCCCCGGTCGCCGGGTCGCGCCGGTCGGTCTCTTCGCCGGGAATGAAGCCGACCGAAACGGCGTTCAGGAATTTATGGCGGACGAGCGTCGCGAGATATTTGGTGTCTTCGTTCGCGAGATCGTCCGGGACGAAGGCGATCTCGGCGAGCGTCCGGGAGCGATCCGGCGTGACGTTGAAGGAGGTCACGCGGCCGACCGGCAACGCGCGGGTTTGATGCGCGAAGAGCAAGACCGGGTTTTTCCAATAGTCGTCGAGAATCCAGTCTTGCTCGATCACGTCGCCGTACCGGTCGACGGCGTTGCTCGACGCGACGAAGGTAAAGCTCTGATCCGAGACCGCGTCGCGCTCGATATAGGTTTGCTCGACGACTAGCTCGCCGGTTCGCGGACTCCTTGTCCGATATTCCAAGCCGTCCATTTTGCGGTCCCCATAACGAAAAACCGCCGGCCCTTTCGGGCGCGGCGGTTCTCAATTCCGGCATTAATTGGATCGTGCCTTAAACTGCGCTATCGCTTTTCCGACGTCAAGAGCGTCGATTTTTGAACAGGGAAAAAGACCGCCGCCAGTTCTGGGGGACGTTCTGGGCGAACGCGCCCTTCCTTGGGGAAAGAAGGGACAAACCGGCGGCGGCTCTAGTGATCGAGCCGCGCAAGAGGCTCGATCCCATGCGGCAATGTTTCAGCCGCATTCTACAGCGGACCGGACGCCGGAGACCGAAAGAGCCGACGCCCGATCCGGGTTCAGAGTAAGGGACAATGGACGGCGCCGGAAAGACCTGCTTTCCTTACGAAGACGTTAATACATTCAATCGGATATCGATAAATTCTCACTTTGACAGTCGCGCGAACAGGGATAGATTTTTTGAAAATAAATATCGAGACTGTGAATAAGCGCGGTCCGCAAAAGGTCGAACAGCAAGCGCAAGGAGTCAGCATCCATGAATTACAAGCCCGGTCGTTATCCTCTCGGCGCCCGCCTTCGCGCGGCCCGCGAGGCGCAAGGCTTCACGCAAGACGAACTGGCGCGTCGCGCCGGCATTTCCCCCGCCATGGTTAGCCTGATCGAACGCGGCGTCCATCGGACGCGCAGCATCGTCGAGATAAGCGTCGCGCTCGACGTCGACGCGCGATGGCTGGCGCTCGGCTTGGGCAAGCCGCCGTTGCTCTCGCCGATCAAAGAGCTTCGCCGCCGGACTGCCGCCGTCGTCGCGGAAGAGCCGCGCCTGACGATAACCGCCGCGCAAGCCGCGCAACGGATATGGTCGCGCGCGGATATTCGCGATTGGGATCACGCCCGCGAGAAAATCCGCAAGCGAGCTTAGTAGGGGTCGTCCCCCCTACCGAGGCGCGCGCCGGTCTCCGCTTTTCCTCCCCCCAGGAGGAAGCTCCCTTCCCAAGGCGAGGCCGGCGCGCGACGAGCTTCGCGAGCTTTGGCGCGCCGATCCCAAACGGGTGTAGAAGCGGATGCGCCAAGGCGGCGCGGCCGGACTTGATCCGAGCGTGGGAGGCTGTGTCCGGCCGCGCCGGAGCTTCTTTGCGGGAGTCGACCGTGATCGATCACTCCGAAGAGTTCGACTGTCTCGAATGCGGTCAACATATCGTCCGGATCATCGCCGATCCGGCCGCGCCGAAGCTTTGCGCGACATGCATATTCCTTCCCGGCTGGTATCGCTATCCCGCGCTTCGCGCGATCATCGCGCCGGAAGGTCTTCCCAATTTACCGGAGACGGAAGAATGATTGCCGGTCTCGTCGTCGTCGCTCTCGTCGTCGCGGTTATCTGGAAGTCCCGGCGCCGCCGCCGCCGGAAGCGGAAGGATGAGAGCTTCGAGGATTGGAGCGAACGGCAATGGTAATGACGCGCTTCCGAGACATTCGGATCGAGATGCTATGTCTGACGAACCGCGAACTCGCGCAAGCGCTTCGCGTCACGGTTCAAGCCGTGCAAAATTGGGACGCCGGCCGGCAACCCCCGCCCGGTCCGGTCGCGGCGCTCATGGAATGCGCCGCAAGCAATCCCCAGCTTTGCCTTCAATTGCGCGCCTTGGCTGGCAAGTCGGACTTCCTTCCGAAGCTCGCCGCCGCGCTCGGCGTGTCGGAGAACTGGTTACGGGGAAGCGAGCCATGACAGACATTCGCGTCGGTCTCGCGCCGGGACAAGCCGCGCTTCTCGACGCGCCGGCTTGCGATTGCGACCGCGATCTTATGAATTATGTAACCGAACTGGCGGCGGTGGTCGGGATGAAAGCCGCCGCCCTGACCGAATGCAATATCGGCGCCGCCGTCGCCCTGACGCTGGCGGCGGCGTCGCTCGTCAATCCCGCGAACGTAAAACCGGACTATCGCGACGACGCCCGGCGCGCGGCGCGGATCGTCGCCGACACAATGGAACGGATCGCCAAGGGAATCCGGATGCGAGTCAGCGAATGAGCAACGTCGTCCAAATGATCGAGAAGATCGGCCGCGAGATATGGCCCGCCATATCGAGCGCGCTCGCCGGTCAACCGCCGGAGATACAAGGCGCCGCGCTCGCCGATCTTACGGCGCGATGGATCGCCGGGCATATCTATATCGGCGATCCCGCCGAGACCGACGCGCTCCGCGAGACGTTGATCGCGATGCAAGTCAAGACGATCCGGGACCTTATCCCGCTGCATGATCCGCGATGATGGATACGGAAGCCGAGTTGATCTATTGGTTTGATCGCGGGCAATGCCCGGATTGCCACGGCCGGCATATCGTCCCCGGTCCGCGCGGCGGTCTGTCGCAAAATTTCGCCTGCGGCGGTTGCGGCGCGCGCTTCAACGTCGCGAAATGGCAGGGTCGCGTCTTCTTCGTCGAGCGGCTCGGCGATCCGCCGCCGGGGTTACAGTGAAGCCGCCCGTCCCGCCGCGTCTGGCGCGCCGGCCGGTCGACGCGCGGGGATATCCGATCCCCTTCGTTCAATTCATCCGGGCGGACGGCAAGGCCGACTTCCGGATTCTCGATCACGGCAAGACGGAGCATTGCCTTCGCTTGCGCCTATGCGCGCTTTGCGGCGATCCGCTCGGCGGTCATATCTTCTTCGTCGGCGGCGACGGCTGTTTTGAGTTCGGCCAATTTACCGATCCGCCGATGCATCGGGACTGCGCCTTGTTCGCGCTCCTGACTTGCCCGCATCTGGCGTCGGCGAAGGGACGCTATGCGCCGCTCGCCAATCTTCCGGACGAGCCGGGCGTTAAGGTCGTCTTGCATGACGTCTCGCCGGTCAAGGCCGACCGCTTCGCGTTGATGCATGGCAAGCGCTACAGCTACGCCTTCGAGCGCGGGCGCGGGATGATCGTCCGCGCCGCCTTGCCTTGGATCGATGTTCGATGGTTCCGCGACGGCGCCGAGATCGAGCCGTGATCGAGCCGCATCTCTATACGCTGATCGGCAAGCTCCCCGTCCCGTGCCTCGATTTGCTCAATTGGGCGGCATGGATGGAACGCAACCATCGGAACCGCCATGTCGGCGACGACGTCTTGAGCGGTTCGGTCGACGATCAGCGGATCGAGATTCGCGTTAGCACGGTCTTCCTTGGCTTGGATCATCGCTTCGGGGACGGAACGCCGCTTCTCTTCGAGACGATGGTCTTCGGCGGTCCCAATGCCGGCGACACGCGCCGCTACGAGACATGGGACGAAGCGGAAACCGGACATGCCGAATTCCTGGCGCGCGAGCGAGCATGGTTGCATGAAGGCGAGCGGATCAGGTGAAGCCGACGACATGGCGCGAGATCGTCGCGCATCCCTTTACGTGGGTTCTCTGCGCGGTCGCGGCCGGATCGACCGCGACCGTGCTTCTCGTCGTCCTGCGCTAGCGGTGCGACTTGTGGCTATCGTCCCGCGTCGCGCGGACCTTGCCATGGTAATCCGGCTTGTCTTTCTCGCCGGGACGGTCGGTCTCCGTGGGCTTGTCGGTCCGCTTTAGGTCGGTCGACTTCATGGGTTCGACCGCCGTCGCCGGGCGTCCCGCCGCGAGTTCGGCTTCGCGCGCCTTGTCATGATCCGGCTCGTCGTCGACGGTCTTGCCCGTTGCGCCGGGCATCGTCGGTTGCTCGGGAATCGGATCGCCCGGTCGGAACGCGCCGGGGATGCGCGGCGCGCTTTCGCTCTCTTTCTCTTTTTCCTGCGGCAGCATTTGCTTCCTCCGAGTTGCGAGCGACGGGGATCGTCGCTCCTGATCGAACCGGCGTCGCGCCGGCTTGGTTGCCTCGCGGCTCGACCAGCAATCGCATTCGCCATAGCGCGCGCCGCATCGCACGCAACGGACGGCGTCGAGAATCAACTTGTCGAGCGCGTTCATTCCCGCGACTCCTATGGCGCGCCGCCGCTCCACTGGTGAAAGGCTTGATTGAGATCGTTCGACTTCATGCTTGAGCGGACCGCGCGCGTCGCGCCGCCGTTCGTCCCGAGCCACGTAAAGAAGTCGCCGGGGAGCATCCGGACGACGTCGGGGACGACGATATAGCCGCCGGAGAACTGCGCCCATTGCGGGGACAAGACCGGCGCGG